AGAGGAGGAAGAACCTGAACGCATACAGTGTCCGCACTGTGGCGAGTGGTTCGACGCACCTTGAGGATGTATCTCGCGGGCGTGGAGAGCCGGGCCGAGATGTTCGAGGAGGTAAAGCCCCCGTACATCCTGTTCTCCTTCGCCGCCGTCCAGAATGGCGGTAAGCGAGCGGAAAAGATTATGCGCTGCGTCCAGAGCCCGTGGTGCAAGGATTATCTCCTTGACAGCGGCGCATTTACCTACCGGCAGAAGAACAACGCCCTCTCGCTGGAAGCCTTCGACGCCTATGTGGACGCCTACATCGAGTTCATCAACCGATACAACGTCAAACACTTCTTTGAGATGGATATTGACAACATCGTGGGGCTGGAAAAGGTGGAGGAGTACCGGCGTCGGATAGAAAAGCGGACAGGCCGACAATCCATCCCCGTATGGCACAGCAACCGAGGGTGGGCGTATTTCGAGCGGATGTGCGCCGAGTACAGCTACGTTTCCATCGGCGGTATCGCAAAGAACCCCAACGGCAAGAAGCTGGAAAAGATTTTCCCGTACTTCATCGAACACGCGCACAAAACGGGGACGGAGATGCACGGATTGGGATATACCGACATCAAGAACCTCAAAAAGTACCCATTCGACTCGGTGGACTCGACATCGTGGGCCAGCGGCTCCCGGTACGGTATCACCTTTGACCTGCGCGGGAACGCGCTGGTGGGGAAGAAGAACATCTACCCCGATAAAAAGCTCCACGGCGCGTCCATCGACCTGCACAACCTCAAGGTTTGGACGCAGTTCGCCCGGTCGATTGATTATTAACAGGGAAAGGAGGAGAAAACACCGTGAAGATGAGACAGTACCCGAACAAAGAGGGCATCAATCAGACGAATTTCACCGTAAAGGTGACGGCGTTCTGCCCGTTGGGCGGCAACTACCGCACGATGACCCTCGATTGCAAGGTCGCCATTGATGACACCTACGTCGATATGCTCGACTTGGAGCACTATTTCCAGAAAGAGCTCAACGGCGGGGAGTTCACGGCGGAGGCCCTTGCGGAAGAAGTCTACACCACTCTCAAGCGCGAGTACAACTCTCCCAAGGTCTCGGTGCTGGTCCACAGCGACACGCACCTGCCTATCGACGTTATCAGGGAAGATTGACAGAGAAGCGATGAGAAAACCTCTTGGAAAGGAGAAAACCTCATAATGAAAACCAAAACCATCAACCAAAAGTACAGCCTCGTGCAAGTATGCCTGACGGCGCTGTCCGTCTGCTGCCTGCTCATCAGCAATGTCATCGCCGCAAAGCAAATGGTGCTGCCCTTCGGCATCACTATGACCTGCGCGGTTTTCGTGTTCCCCGTGACCTACATCCTCAGCGACGTGTTCAGCGAGGTATATGGGTACAGGTGGAGCAGCATCACAAGATACCTCGGCTTCGCTATGAACGTAGTGATGGTCCTGTTCTTCGAGCTGGCTATTATGACGCCCGCCCCGGAGTATTGGACCAATCAGGAAGCGTTCGCCACCGTCCTCGGAAGTGTGCCTCGCACATTGGTCGCGTCCCTTGCGGCGTTTCTCGTGGGAGACTTTGTGAATGACAAGGTGTTCCAGACGATGAAGCGCCGGAGAGAGAGCGAGGGGCATAAGGGCTTCGGAGTGAGAGCAATCGTCTCCAGCCTTGCGGGAGAGCTCACCGACAGCCTTATCTTCATCCCTGTCGCCTTCATCGGCCAGATGCCGTTTGAAACGATGGCACAGATGCTTGCGGTGCAGGTGGCACTCAAGACGGCATACGAAATCATCATCCTGCCGGTTACATCGCTTGTGGTCCGAAAGGTGTCTGCTTACGAGCAGAGAGCATAGCTGTATGGAGTGGTTGGGAATATTAGGCACCTTATTCATCATCGCGGCCTTCACAATGAACGGCGAGAGGAAAATTAGGGTGCTTGATGCAATCGGCGCTGTACTGTTTATCATCTACGGCATCACGATAAACTCGTTCAGCACAATCCTTTTGAATACAGTGCTTGTCGTCGTGCAGGCGTACAAACTTCTTAGCAGGAGGTCGGACTAACCCACGCATTGATGCAGCCTCCGAGACTTGCGCCGGAAAGGGGAGGAGGTATGGCAAGCGATAAAACAGCTCAGGCCCCTTGGGAACGGCAGCAAGGGGAGTCAGAACAGGCGTGGGAGGCGTTCCTTACCTACCGGGATATGGACCCTCCCCGCAAGGTTCAGGCGGTTGCCTCGAAGTTGTCAAAGAGTAGGCAACAGATTACAAAATGGAAATCGGCGTGGTCGTGGGAGGAGCGAGCCAGAGCCTATGACAATCAGATAGACCGCGAGGTCAAGGAAAAGGTTGTCGATGACCGGCAGGAAATGAGAGAGCGGCATATCTACATTGCCAAGAGCCTGCAAAAGAAGGCGCTGGACGCGCTGAAAAACTTGAGGCCGGAGGATATGTCGCCGAGGGACATCAAGGAGTATTTCCGGCTGGCGACCGAGCTTGAGCGTCTTACCAGCGATATAGTGTTGGAGGAGCGAAAAGAGATAGAGAGCGCCGCCAACTCTTTGGAGGAAACTATCATAGCAGCATATCGGAAACGGAGGGGCGGAGATGCTTAGTACCGACGCAATTCTTTATTACGCAGACCATCCCGTCGAGTTCGTTGAGGATATACTGCTGGTAAGGCCGGACCCGCAGCAGGCGGACATCCTCAATTCGGTGGCGAAGAACACGATGACTTCGGTCCGCTCCGGCCACGGTATCGGAAAGAGCGCCGTCGAGGCGTGGGCCATCATTTGGTTCCTCTGCACGAGGCCGTTTCCGAAGATACCTTGCACCGCACCGACACAGCACCAGCTCCACGACATCTTATGGGCGGAGGTCAGCAAATGGCTCCGCAACAATAAGGCGTTGGAGGACAGGCTGATATGGACGCGGGAAAAGGTCTATATGAAAAAATACCGGGAGGAGTGGTTTGCCGTTGCCCGGACGGCGAGCAAGCCGGACTCCCTGCAAGGCTTCCACGCCGAGGACATCTTGTATATTATCGACGAGGCCAGCGGCGTAGACGATAGGGTCTTTGAGCCGGTCCTCGGTGCGCTATCAACCCCCGGAGCCAGATTGCTGATGTGCGGTAACCCCACTCAGCTTTCTGGCTTTTTCTATGACTCACACCACAAGAACCGGGGCAACTACGCCACCTTCCACGTTGACGGAAGGAACAGCAGCAGAGTGTCGCCCGACTTCGTGCAGAGCATCATTTCGATGTACGGCGAGGACAGCGACGTGTTCCGCGTCCGTGTGGCCGGGGAGTTCCCGCAGCAGGAAAACGATGTGTTCATCCCCTTGCCGCTGATAGAGAAGTCCATAATGACCGAATGGGTAGACCGGGACAATCCGGCGCTGCTGCATATCGGTTGCGACGTTGCCCGCTATGGCGATGATAAGACCGTCATCGGCTACCGGGTAGATGAGAAGGTCGAGTTCTTCAAAAAGCGCAGCGGCCAAGACCTGATGAAAACCGCTGACGATATTGTGGAGCTCGGTGAGTCGCTGGTCCGCCGCTATAAGTACAAGAAGGCCATCCCCGTCAAGGTGGACGATACCGGCGTGGGCGGCGGCGTGGTGGACCGCCTCAAACAGATACAGCGCAACAACCCTGAGAGGTTTTGGTGGCTGGACGTTGTTCCCGTCACCTTCGGCAAGCGCATACGTCACGAGTTTTACCACGACAGCACCAGCTATATGATGAGCATAGTCAAAAAGCTCCTCTCCCCGCACGATGAGAGAGGGAAGCCGAAGCCCATAGAACTGGTATTGCCGGATGATAACGACCTTGTGGGGCAGCTCTCCACGAGGAAATACAGTATGACAGACCAATCCAAGGTACGGGTAGAGGGTAAGGAAGCGATGAAAAAGCGCGGCCTGCGCTCTCCCGACGAGGCGGATTGCGTTCTGCTTCTGTGCCTGCCCGTAAGGCCAAAGAAGAAAGGAGAGGTTAAGCCTTGAGCGACAACAAAAAGCCCGCTGCTCCGCGCATCCGGGCGGAAATCATAAAGGCATCCAAGCCGGTCACAAAGGCGGATGTCAGCACCCAAATCAGCGAGGAGGAAGTCTACGGGGCGACAGAGTGGCTCAATCCTTCCTTCGAGCTCAAGGGCCTTGCCCTGATGGTGGACGAGAGCACCATCCTCCCGCAATGCGTCAGGGCATATAAGAGCAACATCGCCGGTTTCGGCATCGACATCAAATACCGCGATGAGTTCGCCGATGAGGACGAGTCCGATGAGATGAAAGCGGAATGGGCCAAAATGCGGGAGGTCCTCGACCTGCTCAATACGGAGATGGAGAGCAAAGAGGTATTTGAGGACATCATCGAGGCCCGCGAGATATACGGCTGCGCCTATCTTGAGGTCATTCGCAATCTCGACGGCGAGGTCATTCAGGTGGAGTTCATCAAGGACACACCGAGCGTCAAAAAGACGCGGCAGCTTGACCCGTATGTGGATGTCAAATTCTTCTATAAGGACCGGCTGGTAGACCGCAAGCGCCGGTTCAGGAAATACCGGCAGACCGTCGGCTCCAAGACCGTCTACTACAAGGAGTTCGGCGACCCCCGCATTATGGACGCCCGCAACGGCGAGTACACCGAGGGCAGCCTTGAGGCCAAGTATCAGGCCAACGAGCTCTTGGAGTTCACCATCGGCACAGCCCCCTATGGGAAGGTGCGCTGGCTCGGCCAGATATTGAGTGTAGACGGAGCTCGCAGGGCGGAGGTCCTCAACAACAACTACTTCATCAACGGCAGGCATACCCCGCTGATGATTATGGTAAAGGGCGGCAGCCTCACCGATGACAGCTTCGCCAAGCTCAAGGAGTATATGGAGGAGATAAAAGGGGAGAGCGGCCAACACGCCTTTATGGTGCTGGAGGTCGAACACGCCGACCGTACCGGCCTCAATGCCGACAACATCCCCGAAGTGGAGGTCAAAGACCTCGCCGCCATCTTGCAGCAGGATGAGCTCTTTCAGGACTACCTCGACAATACCCGCAGGAAGGTGCAATCGGCCTTCCAGCTCCCGGACCTGTATGTGGCCTATACCACTGATTTCAACCGAGCGACGGCGCAGACGGCGATGGAAGTCACCGAAAAGCAGGTATTCCAGCCGGAACGCCGCAGCCTTGCGTGGGCCATCAATAACAGGCTCCTCAACGGGTATCAGTTCAAATACGTCGAGGCGTTCTTCCGTGAGCCTGACATCACCAACCCCGATGACCTGTATAAAATCCTCACGGTATGCGCCAACAATGGCGGCCTGACGCCCAATAAGGCCAAAGCCATCATCTACGATATGCTTGGAGAGACTTCGGAGGACTACGATGAGGAATGGGGCGATATGCCTATTGCAATCGCCAAGTCGCAGCAGATGTCTACTCCTTTTGGAATGCCCCACACAACTCCGAGAGACAGCCGGGAAAGCGACCAAGAGGCTTCGGCGGGAAATAATGCCCCCGGACAAAACTCCTCGCAGAGCGGCGGAAAAGCGGCTCCAGAGGGCGTACCCGGAACAGGAAGCATAGAGTCTCAAATCGCCGCGCAGATTGAAAAGGCGAGGGCGGCCAATGAGGGCGAGCTCGTGGCCGTGATGAAAGAGGTTCGCCGCCTGCTGGTGCAGCTCGATAAGGGGACAGAGTGATGTGCATTGAGTGCAAATCCCTCATCAAAGCCATCGACGCCTATCTCGCAAAGGCGGATGATGACCTTGCCGATGAGCTGGCCGCCGCAGGGTACGCCAATGCTGCGGAGAGCGTGAAGCACATATCCGAGATAGAGGAGCTTGTGACGGCCCTGCTGATGAATGAGGCCGACGAGCTCCTTTCCAAATTGAACGACGCCGTTGACCTCAAGACCTTCTTCAAGGACAACTGGCCGGACATCCAGAAGAACAGCGACCTCGCAAAGCAGCTTTTCGATGCGTTCCACGATGAGTTCACCACCGTAATGCCGCAGTATGTGGAGGCGTATATCAAGCAGACCGACGCAGACCTGACCGTTGAGCGCATATCCAACCGCACGTCGGATTGGATTGAGAGCTGGAGCCGGGAGTTGGCCGACCTGATGAAGCTGGAGACAGACCGGGAAATCGAGGCCGCCCTTACGAAAGGGCTGGAGAACGGCGATGGCATAGAGGAAGTCTCCCGTGCCATATCTGACAGCGGCATCCGAGCCCCCGGCTACCGGGCGAGGCGGGCGGCGCTGACCGAAACGCTCCGGGCGCACAGCTACGCGCAGCTTGAGAGCTATATCCAGAGCCCCGCCGTGGAGGAGAAGATGTGGAAGCACACCGGCGGCTACCGCAATGAGCCCCGACAGAACCACGTCGATATGGATGGGACCATCGTCCCGGTGAACGAGCCCTTTACCTTACACGGAGAGGACGGAGGGACTTACTACCCGATGTGTCCTCGTGATACCAACCTACCGGCGTCCGAGAGCGTCGGGTGC